TGTATAACTAGGAATGGTCTATTATCGACTGTTACATGGACATGACGTTCGACAATATGAATGTTACCAAAGAAATGATCTCCAAATGTTCTGAGTATTTCGTCATGGTTACCAGAAACATATACAATGTTTGTTCCTTTACGACCACGGCGAAGTATTTTTTGTATCACGTCGTTGTGACTTTGGTTCCAGTATATATTCTTTGACATAGCCCAGCAGTCAATAATATCACCAACAAGATAAAAGTTATCGCATTCAAATGATTTCATAAACTCGAGCAGCTGTTCAGCTTGTGATGCTTTTGTACCGAGGTGAACGTCGGAAATGAATACTGAGCGATACTTATTTGGTGTTGGTTCTGAAGACGCCATCCCAATTTTCTCCTGGAGGATTTGCTTTGTATTCATACATACGATCGATCATCATATCGTAGTATTCCGCCATATCGCCACGAAACGCATCTTTTAATTGTTTAGCGTAACCGATAGCCGCATCCCACTTTTGACTGTAATAATGGTGCATAAACTCTTTATGGCAGCTTGAATCAAAACCACGCCAATGTGAATTAGGTATCACTGTATATATCTTAACACCTTCATTTTTACCTTTAACAGCGAGCGTATCAAGCTCTAATGTATGATATGTGTTTCTTACATATTCAGCTGTTTTTGGACCAATGACGAGCTTTACATGATATGGTTTTGATTGACCTTCTAGCCTCGAAGCCAAGTTGACAGAATCGCCCAAACAGGTATAATCAAATCTTTGACTAGAGCCCATATTCCCAACGACAACATCACCAGTGTTGATGCCAAGACCCATACCAAAAGCAGGAACTCCTTCAGCCGCGATAGCATTATTGAAAGCTTGTAGGTCACTTAACATCTCCATTGCAGTTTTAACAGCATGTATCGCATGATCTTTATCATCTAATGGCGCATTCCAAAATGCCATCTGCGCATCGCCGATGTACTTATCAAGTGTGCCGTTGTTTTCAATTATCTTTGCAGTCATCGCTGTCATGTAGCGATTCATTATCTTTGTTAATCCCTGAACGTCGCTTCCGTAATGCTCGCTAATAGTAGTAAACCCACGAACATCAGTAAACATAATTGACAGCTCACGTGTTTCGCCTCCAAGTTTCAATAAGTCTGGATTTTTCTGAAGTTTCTCAACCATTGCTGGTGAAAGATAAGTTCCAAACTGTTTCTTGATTTGTTGTTTTAATCTAAACTCACGAGCAAAGTTATTGAAGATAAGATGAGCAATGCTGAATGAACCAGCAAATAGAATGTAGCTTGTATCCCACAATTGTAAATGATTGTTGAACATATAAACTGGCAGATAAATATTGCTACCCGCGAATACCAGAAAGAATGGTATTGTCCATAAAACTGATAATCGCGGCACGATCAAAAGGATCAACAGCAATGATACTGCTAGTGCTAATAGTTCTATGGTTGACTGGTATGCTGGGCGCTGAATAGAAGTGCCATCAAGTATTGTTTGTAACGCTTGTGCTTGTAATTCGTAAGCCCACTTCTCGCCGACTGGTGTTCCAATAATTCCGCCAGCACCTTCAATAGCGTTACCAAGTATAATTGTTTTTTCAGTTACTGTTTCATAATTTATTTCAGTCGCATCTATCTTATCAAATGTTGTATTCCATGTCAACCAGATACGACCATGCTCATCAGTTGTTATCGGAGGTACATTCGGAACTCGTACAGCCTCGATCCCAGCTTCTGAAGTTTTGATCTGATAGCTAGTTTCTCCGCTACCCACTCTAATCGATTCCAAAGGAAGAGATGGATAAAAATTGCCTGCAATACCAATGAGTAGAGGGAGGCGGCGAACAATACCGTCACGTTCTGGAGCCACTGCGATTGTTCCAACTCCAGATGCAGATTGAGCCAAGCTTTCAATTGGAGCCAGTCCACCGCTCCAAGTATAAACAAAGTTAGCAGGGTCAACAGCACCGATATTACTGAACCCGCGACGGACAGCATCTGGCTTAGTTGCTTGGCTGCTTGCTGTTTGGGCGATAACCACGCCATTGTCTTTGAGTGCTTTTGATAGCTCATCATCGCCTCCTGCGCGATCTTTTTCAGAGAATAGTATTGGAGCAACAATAATGCCAGCTCCATTCTCTCTTAGTTTTTTAATTACGTTTGCAATATCTCTACGATCGAATGGCCATTGACCAAATTGCTTTACTGACTTTTCACCAAACTCAACAACCACTATCTCATCAGAATGTTTTGGCGGCATCTTGCTAATAAGATAGTCAAATGTTTTTAGTTGTGCGACATCGACAAAGTAAGGATTGCTTACTTTGACAACAACAAGAACCACTGCTACGATTAGAGCACACCAAGTGCTTGTTAGCAGCTTTCCCATGTTACTGCTGATTTATAATATATGGGTTGTTGGTGCAGCTAACAGTACAATCAACAGTAACTGAAACACCCTGTTGGTTTGGACCTTGCTGAGTGATCTGAACAGAAACGCCATCACCATATGCATTTACGCCAGCTGAATGATATTCGTTACCGACTTGTGTTACCGTAATGTTTTGATTGTTACCGGTAGATGTAATCTTTACAGCATTCTGAGCTGCAAAGACTGGTGTTGTTAATAGTAGAAAGGCAAGTAATGTACGCATCTTAGTTTCCTTGCTTTATGTTAATTACGGTCGTACCACCCTTATTCACCTGTTGCTGTATCTTATTGTCGCCTTGGTCTAAGTTTAGAACGATATTGCTATTATTCTTATTTATTGTTACTTGGGCGAAATCACCCACGGGATTCTCCCTATATAGAATTAATTTGTCGCCATCTAATGTATATTTCAGACCTAATGGTTGAGATGCTTTTTGATAGTTAGGTAACATATTACCAGTAGCATTAAATGCATCAAGCATATTCTGTAATAAGATTTGATTGAGAACATCAATCATATTCACAAGAAAGTTGGTGTCTAATCGGTTAACATCCAATCCTGTATAATTCAATTCGTTATCGAGCATGCCAGTCGTATCGAGAAACTTTTGATCTAGGAAGTTAATATCCAAAGCTGTTTTTGGTTTAGATTCAATAACAACTTCTTTGACAACTTCCTTCGGCGGAGTAAGGATTAGCATGTTACTAATGTCAGCTGGATCAAGCTTCAATATGACAGGCTTACTCGGATTCTTTTCTTTAGCAACAGCTAACGTAGCCTGAAACGGCTTGTTCATATAAACATCACCGCCGTCTGTATGCACGTTAATTGCACCAGTCTTACAATCTTTTTCTATGTTCTTATAGCCGACAGGGCATGATGGAAGCAGAATAATAAGTGAACGACCAAGCTCATCTACCGTCATTGTAAAGTCAGTACCACGAACGCCGATAGTTGCCGTTGGTGTTTCAATCTTTACGTTTTCAGGATTAGCATGAGCGATAGCGCCAGATGCATATCTGACTGAACCAAACACAGCTTTCATAGATACTTTACCCGCATCCGATTTTGCAGGGTCAAATACAAATGAATCTATTAGTAGTTTTGATTGTTCGGTGATTTGAACTTTTGTGTCATCTTTAAATGTAATACCAACACGAGCATTTGCTGTAACAACAGAATCATTCATTTCAATAGGCGATTGCAGCGCAGCAGGTATTGATTCCTTGTTGCGCTGTATTTCTGTTGGACCAGTTTGCTCGGTTATTTTACCAACGTCTGCTTTACTGATGGTTAGACTTGACGTTAATAGTATTACCACTACCAACGCTCGATATATTAACTGTAGAATCAACTGTGCCTCCCTGCGAGACGGCAATATTATTTGCACCACCAGTCACTGATACTGTAGCACTATGACCATTAATGCCAGCAACACCATCTTGTGTTACGTTAACGACGTTTGTGTCACCAAGAATAGTGATACCTGCTTGTGCACCCATCAAGTTGCCAGATGTATTTGAAATTGTTGCTTGGTTATTGCTACCGTTGACATCAATAGTTGATGTTGAATTACCCATTGAAGTGATTGACAACGAGTTACCAGAACCAGAAGCATTAGCTCTTAAAGTCGAGTTACCACAAGAACCACCAACACCACAATTGATGTTGACGTTATTGTTATTACCATTTACTTGAGATGTTACGGAAGTACCAGCGCCGTCTATAGATACGTTGGCTACGTTGTTCATACCAACCTGATCTATAGTCACAGTCTGACTATCACCATGCAATGCGGTGCTTTGTGTACTATTTCCGAGTTGGTTTCCGCTCCCTGTTTGGGTCACATTCACTGTCGAATTGTTGCCGATCTGGTCGATATAAACTCCATTACCAGCGGCGTAGGCATTAGATATAACGGAAACAAACATAACCAAACTGGCTATGAAGTTTCTCATTGGTTACTTTCCTTTTTTATAGCTCCAAAGCTTTGCTTTTTCGCCTTCTTTTATTAGGTCAACCACTGCAGCTTCTACTGCCATTCTTACAGCATATGTTGTGGGTTCATTGGCGCCATTTCCTAATTCTGTTTCAACAGCCATTGTACCCTGATCTACGAATTTCATCACGTTAGCATCATTCTTGACGCTGAAGATTGTTTTCGATGCACCAACTGATAACAATACCTCACCAGTTTTAATCGATACCAATCTTAAAACTACTGTTACTTGATCGACTTCATATTGCTTATCAACACCAATACCAAGTATTCTTGCACCAGCGCCACCACTCAATGTATTTGTATCATAACCGACGACGCTGCCTTCTAACATAATACCAGCAACAAGAAGTGGCTCAAGTGGCTTGGCTCCTTGCCCTTCGTATGTTTCACGTTGCGAACGGATCAATTGACGTTCTTTTACTAGATCATCAAGACCAACACGCTCAACTGGCGTGAACCACTTACCATTACCAGCATCTTTCAATGCTTTTATTAAAAACGACTCAGCACCCTGAGTAACTGCAGAACTTAAATCAGCGTATGTAGAATTTGGCTTACGCTGACCAGTTTTATCTTGAAACGAATAAACAGCAATAACAACAGGTGGTCCAGCTGGATCAGGTAGATGAGTTATCGCAGGTATCCTCTTATGAGTAATAACGGTCGGATACTCAGAAAGTTTATTTGTTTCTTGTACTTTTTCTTCATAATTATGCAATGCACTAATATCAGCACAGCCAGCTAAAAATAACAAAGGCAATAACAAAAGCTTTTTCATTAGAATATAAAACTCGCTAATGGGACAACAATTTGTGTCTGATTACCAGTAGGGTCTGTGATATTCATAGTGACAGCCGAACTATCTTTAGTCCAGTCGATTGTCGTACCTTCAAGATTAAAACTACCACTGTCACCACCAGAACCAGTGAACATATCATTCGCCAGCTGTTGTGACATCTGAGCGTATATACGAGACTCGAGGTTATTCATAAACTTAGCAAGATTCGTATTTTGCTGGGCTGCAACGGCAGCTGCAGCTGCGGCAGCTTTAGCCTGTTCAATAGCCTGTTTACGCTGATATTCTTCGTTCTCGATAGTCAAAACATGAGAAGACCAGTTGGCATCGCCAGAAAAGGACGGGTCTTTAAATTGATATGTGAGTTGCCCAGCCGAAGCTGGGATGCTCATTAGTAATAGAAATGGTATTACCTTTTTCATAAACAGATCTCCTCAAATCTATTTATAAATCCAAGGCTCCTTCCAAGGATGGGAACTTATCTAAAATCAATTTCCAAGCAGCCTCAGCAACTTCACGATGCTCTTTCTGCGTCCCGTTACCCATTCTCAAATCGCAATAATGAATCCAGCTACGAAGAGAACCAGCCATGTACATACGCGAGAGAGTCAATCCTTCTGGCAATACTGCTCGAGCCTGTTCTTTTGCAATACCATTACGAATTGCCCATTTATAATCTTCTTCAACTTTCGATATCAACTTCTTTTGTCGATTGACCCATTCACTTTTTAGGTGATCATCATCTGTTTCAATAGAGTTTTGACGATTCTTTGTATCCTGAAGACGAGCTTTGCGAGTAACAAAACCCAAATCCTTAGTAGGATCAGCATAACGCTGGCTGAACTCTTGAAACGAGAAAGAACGATGGCGAAGGATCTGACGAGCAATGTCGCGTGGCGTTTCAATCTCCATTGTAACATGGACCATCTCAAAAGGCGACCAGTGCTTGTTTCTGATAAGATACTTCAACAGCTTTTGTGATGTTTCGGTGTTCATCTGATTAGATGGATTAGATACACGAGCCACATAGGCAATGAATTCATCTGGGCTAAACAAACCCCATTTGTTCTCTGTGTAATCTATTTTAATAGTCGGGCATGTATAAGCAATAAGATTTACTTTCATTTTTTTATCCAATTCATAGATCTAAATTGATCGCATTCAAACCTGATCTAAAACGCTGTTCATTTATATTATCAATCATCGGTTTTAATGCGCTTTTTAGAATCAACGTTGCTTGTTCATTTTGAATTTTTTGAACGTATTTCATCAGCCCTTCATCTGTAACTTTTTTCCAGTACTCAGTTAATAATTCGGCGTTCTCAATAGTCCATTGTTTTACAGCTTCAGAAGCAGCTTCCTTCAAATTTTCCTGCATAATTTCGACGATTAATGGAGGAATTTTTTTAGCATGAAAGCTGTTATCATATCTATCTTCGAAAAATGCTTTCGGAATAGCTTCCTTTACTATGTCGTGAAGATCTTCTTCGGTGATTAGATCGCCAATGGGCTGCTTCTTTATTCGTTCAACAACACGATCAACAATTGTTTCATTTTTGATAGTCATTGTTATCCCCTAATCATAGCGCCGTTAATTAGCCTTGTAACTTCTTTATATGATTCTTCGACTTCCCATGTTGTTCCCTGTGGACCACCATAGACAATCGTTGTTAAACTTCCGCCTTCTTGTTTAGCGAAATCATAGACAGCAGCAATCCAAGCAGGATTGATTGATATCTTGTTACCTTTATGCATTTCGGCTGCGTTTGTAAGCTCAATAAACATTAACTTTCACTTTCAAATATGGATTTTTAAACCCAATACAAAACTTTCGCCAGTAGTCGCGATCTCTTCCGTGATGACTGTTTATTTTCATCCAGAAATGACCGCGATCTTTTCTGTCATCTAGCTTGGCATGTTTGCCATCTAATCGAGCGTAGAATAGCTCGTCTTCACGCAGTCGGTTTGTCTTCATGATTGATGTTCTTCAGTTCTTTGAGACCCTTGGCTAAATCAGACATTGTATCTGAGAACAATGTCCGACCGAACAACAAAAACACGATTAGACATACAAGTACGATATGTGTAGTAGATAAACCCATCATGATATAACTCCTTTTCAATTCTTATACTATACTACATTCCAACACAAAAGTCAACTACTAAATTCCTCAAGCATACATCACTCATCATCCTTTTTTTTAGAACGAATATGATCTTTGTATTTTAAAGAAAAGAAATTTGCAGCTGTGCTAGCCATCATAATATCATCTCTAACTCTTTCAATTTTTAGATTCAAATTTCGCAAACCCTCAATTGCTCGTTCTATTTTTAGGTTTTTTTCCTCTATAGATCCTTTAAATACAGATTCTTCCAATTTAGTAATTTGCCACCGCACAGATTCTACTATATCTCTTAATTCGCTTGGATTTCCTGCTGTCGCATCAAGCATAGTGCAAATTTCTCGATAAACCTGTTCGTCTGTCATTAATGGTTCTTTACTCATCACTCAGTCTCCTTTGGTGGTTCGGGTAAAGGCATCCAATGAGTAGGATCGTATGTGGCGTGTCCTTCACCATCTGCTTCAAGCCAAGCACCGGTGCTTGGGTTAACCCAAGCATCTACCCATCGAACAACATAAATAAGTTTTTCCCAACCTAAGTCTTCATAGATTAAAATTTTTGTTCCATCTTTTGGTGCTGTTTCAATTGGTTGCCATTTACTCATCACTCAGTCTCCTTCGGTGGTTGCTCACCACTCCGTCCCAGTCGTTTCACAAGATCGTCAGTCATACTTTACTCCATTTCGAAAGTGCCAGTTTAGCAGCAAGATCACGATAAGTGTGCGTATCGATGATATGTTTGATAAAATCTGCAGACAAGCCAGAAAGAACCATATCATTAACGTCTTTAGCATCGAGGTTGTCTGGCCATATACATACATTATACCCTGAAATGATAGCTTTGTCAAGTTTTTTAATGGTCTCACGACTCCTTGGTTCATTATCGTAAACAATGACAAGATTATCTTTCGGTAAGGTACTGACTGCACTGACCAGATCACCGCCCGCAGTAGCGATTGAGTTAGGAATAAAAAGGCTATCCAGAGGACCTTCGAAAACGTATACAGTCCGATCAAAGTTAACAGTGTCAAGTCCATAAACTTTCGGAATCGATTCGTCAAGAATAATCGTAAAGTATTTGACTTTAGAATTATCCAACGCTCGACCTTGAAAGGCATGCACATTCTTATTAGCGTCAAAGAAGGGGATAAGAAGACGACCTTCATCGCGTTCCAAAGAACTGGCGTCAAATTTATCAGGAAGAAGCCCATTAACATAGTGCTTAAAGTTA